GTCGGATATTGCGAGGACGGGAAGTTGCGCTATAAGGTTAGTGGGAGAAGGTTCTCAGGTGACATGAACACGGCACTAGGCAATTGTTTAATCATGTGTGCACTCGTTTTTGAGTATGCGCTTGAGCGGGGTGTTGAAATACGCCTTGGCAATAACGGAGATGATTGCGTTGTGTTCATGGAAGCAAAAGACCTTGCCCGCTTTAACGCTGGTTTGGAAGACTGGTTTCTTGACTTAGGATTCCGGATGGCTGTGGAGCCACCGGTGTACAGATTTGCGGATGTAGAGTTTTGCCAGATGCACCCTGTCGAGACCGTACACGGCTGGACCATGGTGCGAAATTTTCAAGTCGCTCGGGAAAAGGATTCTTTATCCATTATTCCTCTCGACTCGGAAAAGGTGTTTCGCAAGTGGATCTATGCCGTCGGCCAAGGTGGTCTGGCACTCACTAGTGGTGTCCCTGTTTTCCAAGAGATGTATCGTATGTACATGAGGAACGGACTGGCATCAAATATAGATAAGCATCCGGCCATGGCCACTGGTGCACGCTTGCTCTCTAAAGGGTTAACCGCGGACGTAGCTGTTATTACAGATATGGCTCGCGTGACCTTTTTTGAGGCTTGGGATGTGACGCCAGATGAGCAACTCGCCATAGAATCGTATTACGGAAGCTTGGTCCTGACCCACTCAGTCAGGGCCATTGAAAGTTTCTGTGAGTATACCAGCGCACCACTATAATGTACGGAAACTTCTGTGGTCCTTATTGGTCCGACGGGCGCTTTCAACCCAGTGTGGAACCAACTGTTGATGCCATTGACGAGCTTGATGAGACATGCCGTGAGCATGATAGAGTGTATGCTAGAAAGGGTAACCTGAAAGCTGCAGATCTTAAATTCTTCAAGCAAAACTTTGGGAATGGGTTGCTAGCAACAGCAATGGCTATACCTGTGGGGATTCAGGGCGTCTTTAGGGCCGATGATAAACCAACCAAGTTATCAACGAAACAATCAAACACTATGACAAAGAAAAATTTGAGAGCGTCAAAGCCAGTAACCAGAACTGGTGATGACAGTAAGAGAATGGCACCTGTATCCATTGCGACAAAACGTGTTGGTGTTGCACCGCGTATTACAAACAAGCCAAGTGGCACCATTGAGGTGTCTCACCGGAGTTTCCTCGCTCCTATTGATTGCACGTCAGCGTTCACTGTTGAGCAATTCTACGCAAATCCGGGCTTGCCCGGTTCTTTTCCGTGGCTGGCTAAGTTGGCCCGCCGCTATGAAGAATACCGTTTTAAACGGTTGCGTTTTGAATATCGATCAGTTTGCTCTACGGGCACAAACGGAGTGATTATGATGTCATTCGATTTTGATGCGGCCGATGGTCCACCAACGTCGAAGGCAGCACAAGC